CGCAAATAGCTGATGGTGCTGTAGGTACATCTGCTCTAGCTTCTACGATAGCCGCTGGCATTCCCACCGCTACTGTTGGCAGCAACGCGAACGCAACAGCTAACACGCATCACTTTGTGTCTGCGTCAGGTGTGACTCTTACACTACCTACGCCTACTGTAGGCATGAAGGTGTACGTTACTGTAGGTAACTTTGACACGACAGTCATTGGGCGTAACGGCAGCACTATCGTAGGCTCTGCATCAGACTTAACAATCAACGTAGCTAATATGTCCATAGGACTTATTGGAACTTCAACTTCATCATGGGTGTTTATCTAATGAGTAATTTAACAGATTTAATTTCAGCAGGGGGTGGTGGCACAACTACTTCTCTATACAACGTCTGGATTAGCAAATCAACGACATGGACTCCCCCTTACTCAGGAGTGGTGACTATTCACTGTATAGGGGCTGGCGGTGGTGGTGGTGTGCAAACTGGCTCTACATGGACTCGCGGCGGCGGCGGCGGTGGGTACTGTAGAAAAGAACTGACAGTATCCACAGGAACTAACTGGACGATGGTTGTTGGGGCAGGCGGTGGCGCTGCCAGTAATACCGGCGGCAGCGGTAGTGCAGGTGGCAATACGTCAGCAACTGATGGCTCAACCACTTTGACAGCTAATGGTGGTGGAGGCGGCAATACATCGTCTACAGCAGGCGGGTCAGCGAGTGGAGGGGATGTCAACTTTACTGGTGGTGGTTCAAATGCTACTTGTGGCGGTGGATGTGTGGGTACAACTGCAAATGGACACGATGGCGAAACCAGCTTTAACGCGCAGTACGGCAGCAATTACGCAGAATGTGATTTTGTGTCGCCCTACGACCCTCTGGCTTACGGCAGGATGACAGGCGGTGAGATAGGCGGTATCCCTTTTCTATCAGAATATAACAATGCTCATTTTGCAGCAAACATTGCATCGCACGGCGGTTTTGGTTCAGGCGGCGGTGCTATCTCTAACGTTGCAAATTATTTTAGAGGAACCGCAGGCAATGGAGGTATTGGTGGCGGTGGTGGTGGTTTTAACAATAACAACACGGGGACAGTCACCTATTCTTGCCAAGCAGGTCGCGGCGGTGACGGCATTATTTTAATTCAGTACAAAAGCATAACGTAAGGAGATTACGGTGGCTAAATTTAACATTTTAGAATCTGAAGGTGGAAGCATTATTAATACCATCAAGGCAGACCATGAGTTCGTTGAGGCTAACTTTGATTTTTATGAGGAAGTGACGGCTACTGTGCGTCCTGTACCTACGGCAGAAGAGTCTGCTCGCATGTGGCGTGACATGGAACTATCGTCTTCAGACTACATAGTACCTTTAACCGACCACCCTCAACGCGATGCTTACATGACGTATCGTGCAGCCCTACGCGACTGGCCTAGCACAGCAGACTTCCCAGACACTAAGCCAACTTTAGGCAGCTAATATGATTGCAGAAATCTCAGCAGTTGTAAGTGTACTAAAGGCTCTTAATGATGGCATTAAAACCGTCAAAGAGTCTGGAGACCACTTGTCAGGTCTGTCGGGATTGTTTACTAGCCTCACTGACAGCAAGGTAGCTGTAGAGAGCATTGAAGAGGCTACTAAAGCAGGCGACCACATACTAACACAGGAAGAGGCTCTGGAGCTTGCATGGGCTAAGAACGCCATTCGAGAGCAGGAGAAGGAGCTAAAGAAGATAACGCCTAAGCTAGTCTGGCGTGACATGCTGATGCTTCAGAACAAGTCTATTCTAGACCACAAGCATAAACTAGAAAAAATTAGACTTGCTAAGTTAAAACAACAACGAAAAGTAACTGATATGCTAAAAAACATAGGAGCTACCATTGTTGTTGTTTCTGTATTTGGCGGTATTTTTTGGTTAATAACTGAAGGTATAATATAATGGCTGTAGAAGAATCAGTAAAAGAAACGGTAGACGTAGTAGCTGCCTCAACAGGTATACTTTCTTTAGTTGCTTGGCTACCACCTACAGCCTCGTTGTTTACTATTATATGGTTAGGTATAAGGATATACGAATCAGATACCGTAAAGGGGTTTTTAAACAAGGAAGATTAATGCAGTTCTATATTTTAACGTCTACTAACTATGATGCTCTTGTTAGACATTTTGATTCTAGATACAGCAACATAGAAAAAGAAGACGCTGTAGTAGTTATAAACACATTAAATGAAAAGTATAGTGCTCAGGCCGAAGACTTTTGTAAAGAAAATAACATTGAGTATTACATTACAGAAAGCAACGGAACACCAGCAAAAGGTAAAAATTCTGTATTAGATATTTTTTTAGAATCTAATAATGATTATTGTGTTATGGTAGATGGAGATGACTTTTTAACTCCGCATGGAGTTTGGATGTACAAAAATTTAGAGGTAATGGATAATCCTCCAGATGCAATATGTCTAATAAATCAAAAGTCTTATAGGTATGTAAAAAATACTTTGTATGCTTTGCAACCATTTACAGTAGATTATAGTGACTTGCTAAGCTCTGATTATTATACAATGTTTAAGAATGAGTATAAGCTAAGCGAAGAAAAATCAAAATACTTTGAAAGCTTGCATTACAAGTTTTATGCACAACACAGAAAGTATTCACAAGATAACGAAGTACATTGTCGAGTTACGTGGCTTAGCAAAAAAGCAGCAAAGTTTAGATTTAATGAAGACATAGTTGTGGGTGAAGATACTCTTCAAATGTTTGAGTTAAAAAACCAAGCAGTATTAGGCAACTTAAATTTCTATACTACAGACGAAACGCCTGCAACCTATGTATATGACGAAAGAAATGCAGGTACAGTAATAAAAGTATCTAAGTTTGGTTTTGATTATGAGTGGATGGATGCATACTTAAACGAGCTTAAAAAAATGGAAGACGAAAATAAACTACATGAAAATGTAAAGCTTCCTGAATTAAAGATAGATTATCCTGTAGTATATAATAAAAGTGATTATAAACTTACAGATAAATATATTCACAAATATAATGACATTAATGTAGAGCTTCCACGAAATGCTACAGAAAAGTCAATACACAAAAGTTATTTATATTTAAAAAAATATGCTGCGTAGAATAAGGAACTTTAATGATTAAAGCTCGACAAACTTTAAAAAACCTGCAAGCTAGTCGCATACGAGCACAGGCTTATGGCGGGGGATTGCAGTTTAATTACGGCTCTGGTGGCGGAGGCGGAGGCGGTGGAAGCATGGAAGGCTCTACTGTTTATGCAAACCCTACTGCGGGAAGCAGCTATAACAATGCTGGTGTAGGACAGTATAGTAACACAGGCTTTGGGATTCCGGCTGGCGTTGGTTCAACTTCTTCTGGTGGAGGAAGCTCTAGCGGCTATGTCAGTGCTCCGGCCCCGGAAGAAGAAGAATCAGAAGTAAATGAAGTAATAGCAGAGGCTGAGCCTTTACCACCAAAAGATGAACCAGAGCCTATTCTTGTTTCAGAAAACAAGGAAACAGGTGTAAATATATATGATGCTCAACCCACTATGGGTGGAAGCAATTCTAATACAGACGATAAAGAAACTGAAGACAAAGAAGAAGAAAACTCAGAAGATACTGAAGACGATGGAGACAACAGTATGGCAAACACAGAAGGCAAAGAACTTCGAAATGGAAACGCTTATGGCAGTTCCGGCCCTAAACAAAACCCCAATAACGGCGGAAACCAAACCGGGGGTGGCGGAAACCAAACCGGAGGCGGTTCAACCCAAGAAGGTACTGGTGCTCCAATTAAAATTGAGCAAACAACTCCTGAGTATACTATTCCAGAAATGGATGCTGTAAAAGCTAGTGCATACGGAATGACTACATCTAAAAAAGATATTCAATCTGTAGGCGAGGCTGGCACTGTAACTGTAGGCGAAGACGTTACGGCTCCCGACATGGGTGCAACTGTAGAACAAGAAGATACAGATAAAGTAGGCTCCGCAGCAGAAGTTGAGGGTGCTAAGTTTGATGCTTCTCTAGTGGGTACAGGTGCTGATGTTACAGCAGCTCAAGGACGGCTTTCTCCAGGAGCTATAGCTAGAGTAGCAGATGCAAAGCTTAGTGAAAGAGCCGTTGCAGCACAAAGAGATACTCAAGCCGAAAGAGAAGCTCAGGCAAGCAATGTAGTTTTTGATGTTGACTCAGGAGCCTACGTAAACAAAGTAAGCGGTAAGACTGCTTCTGTTGAAGAAGCTAAAGCTGCTGAAGCTCAAACACGTAAAGCTATTACAGACGACACTCTTTCTGAAGGTGAGGCCGCTAAAATTGTAGATACTGTAGGCTTTGAAGCTGCACAGCGCAGAACAGTTCAAGGCACAGCAGCTAAAAGCGCAGCGGCTGGAATGCTTGCAGAGGTTGGTGAACTTCCTCCAGAGATTACAGCAGCAATTGTAGAAGACCCTGCAACTGTTGAAGCTGCTATAGACGAACAACCTGTAGAAGTAAGAGCTGCCGTTGCAGCACTGCCCACAGAAGCTCTAGTATCTTCACAGATGGAAAGCTTGCTGGGTGGACTTGAAGACGGTAAAACTCCTGCATGGGCTAAACCAGCACTTGCGGCTGTTGAAGCTAACTTAGCTAGACGAGGCATGAGCGCTTCTAGTGTTGGCCGTGATGCAATGTTTAATGCTATTATTCAGAGCGCAATGCCAATGGCTCAAAGCAACGCTCAAGCTTTGCAACAGCGAGCAGCTCAAAACTTGAGCAATGAGCAACAAGCTAACATGTCTACAGCAACACTAGACATGCAGCGAAGGATGTCTAATCTTTCTAATCAACAAACAGCCAACTCTCAAACAGCTCAGATGGCTCAGCAAATGTCTACAATGCAGAGCCAGTTTAGACAAGATGCCGTAATGACTACTGCACAAATGCAGCAGCAAACACGTACTCAAAACTTAGCGAATCTTCAAGAATCTGCTAAAGTTACTGCTATGAATGAGCAGGCTATGAGAGCGCAGAACTTGGGCAATGAGCAGCAGATTGAACTGGCTGATATGCAGTACATGAACGCTACTGAATCCGAAAACATGTCGGCAGTTCAACAGCAGCGTCTAGTTGAAATGCAAACAGCCGCAGATTTCTTGTCTAAAAATTCTGGATTCAAGCAACAAATGGAGCTGGCTAATTTGTCTAATGACCAGCAGATGAGGCTTGCTAACTTAACAGCTTTAAATCAATCTGAATCTGAAAACCTTAGTGCTGCACAACAAACAGAGCTTGCAAACTTAAACAATCGTATGCAAACCAACATGCTTCAAAGTAAGATTGCAGCCGAGATGAACCAAGCCCAGTTGACTGTTGACCAGCAAAGAGCAGTTCAAAATGCTTCAATGATAGCTAATATAGATTTAACTAAGTTTAATGCAGCACAACAAGTAGAACTAGCCAACAGTAAGTTTATGCAAACAATGGTTGCCGCAGAGTTCAGTGCTGAGCAGCAAGCAGCAATGCAAAATGCAACTGCTATGGCTTCTTTAGATATGGCTAATCTCGATAAGAATACTAGGCTTGCAGCACAAAATGCTCAGTCATTTTTACAGATGGATATGGCTAATCTAAACAATAGGCAGCAAGCAAATATAATAAAGTCTCAAAACCAGCAGCAAGCAATGCTAAGCGACCAAGCAGCTACTAATGCATCAAGACAGTTTGCGGCAGCTAGTCAGCAACAAGCAGACCAGTTTATGTCTAACCTTGGTGTACAGATAGAGCAGTATAATTCTTCTGCTGCTGCGGCCCGTAGCCAGTTTAATGCTACTGAAAGTAATAGGATGGCTGCTATAGATGCAGGAAACGAGCTACAAGCACAACAGTTTAATAATCAATTAGCTGTAGATGTACAAAAGTTTAACGAGCAGTCAGACTTTCAACGTGACCAGTGGAATGCTGCAAATGCACAAGCTGTTGAGCAGTCAAACATTCAGTGGCGCAGACAAGCTAACTTGGCTAACACAGCAGCAGAGAATGCAGCTAACCAGCAAAACGTGCAGATTGCATACAACATGACATCGCAGGAGCAGACTCAACTATGGCAGCAGCTACGTGATGAAGCAGCTTACATGCGGCAAAACTATGAAAACGAACAGCAACGTAAAGCTCAGATGATTGCAACTGCTATCGGTAATGAATCAGTATTTAAAAAAGCAGGTGATGCAGATTCGTTTATCTCTACAATAATTGATTCAATAAGCAACACAGGCTAAGAGGATACAAAAGCATGGGATTTTTTAAAAAAGTATTTAAAAAAGTTAAGAAAGGTTTTAAAAGCATTGGCAAGGGCATCAAGTCTGCGTTTAAAAAGATTGGTAAGTTTATGGGTAAGATTGGCATTGTAGGCCAGTTGGCTCTTATGTTTACTCCAGTCGGGGCTATGATGGGTAATTTGTTTGCAGGCATAGGCAACGTAGCCGGACAAGCTTTTAGGGGCGTTACGGGCGCTTTAGCTCAAGGCGGAAAAATTGCTCAGGCCGCAGGTAAAGTTCTTGAGGCAGGCGGAAGCTTTGCAAAAGCAGGACACTCTGCATTTAAGACTGTGACTGATGGTGTCACTACTTTTATAAGAGAGTTCAGCGGGGCTGCATTAAATCAAATGGGGCTAACCAACAATCTTAGTAAAGACTTTACTGCTGCTTGGAATGCTACTCAAGATTCCGTATTAAAAAACTCTAAAGCTATTATGACTAATTTTGAAAACGCTATCAACGGCAGGATGCCTACTGCGGCTCAACAGGCTGCTTTAGATTCTAAGAAAGCTACGGCTGAAATAACTAAATCAGAGTATGTTGAAAGCAAAACTAAGGCAATGCAAGACCAAGCGGCTAAGTTCCCTGATTCAATAGATGAGCGCTTTAAGCCTTTAGATGATTTAACTGCTGGTGCTAAGCCTGAAGATATATTAGATTATGAAGACTATGCTGTTGATGGAACTATTAAACAAACTCCAGCAGACCAACGAGTAAGCTCCGTTGAAAG